TAAGTGGTATTAAGCAAAAAATTCTTACTCAAATATTCAAAGAGTGTGGTATTAAAGCTACTGATTATCATCATGGTTTTAAAAGAGGTGTGTATATGGCAATGATGTATGAAAATGGTAATGACTATTTATGTAATCGTATCAGCGAAGACCAATTAATCCTTAAAGATAAGTTTAAGCAAGGTACTGAATACATCAACAAATGGTGGAAGAAACATGCAATCAGTAGATACACAAAACTACATGATGAAGGAAGAATTAAACCTGAACACTTATTCTACATAGATGCTATTGGAATTAGTTGGGAAGAAATGAAAGCAAAATACTTAGGTGAAGTTGGTAGATAAAACAAAATAATATGGCAAAGAAAAAACAAAAAGAAGAGGTTGTAGAAACACAACCACAAAATTTAGAACCAAATGGTGAACTTAAATTAGCACCAATGGAAGCGTATGAAAATTGCGAATGGTGTTTTCAGTTTGATGATGATGAACCACAAATATTTGCTTGGACTGATGAAGAACAACCAAAAGATGAAGAACCAAAAGTAATATTTACAATATCAAATACTAAAAACTCTTATATCAATTTTACTGATAAAGTAACTGGTAGAGTATTCAGAATTTTTTCTAGAGAATTGAGTGATGATGGTAAACAAATGCGTAACACTCAAAAACTGGCGTTTGAACAATTTAAATCACAAAATAATGAAAGTCAGAATAAAGAAACTCAAGCCTAATGCAGTAATTCCAACATACGCCAAAGAAGGTGATGCTGGGATGGATTTAGTAGCAACTGAAATCATATCTAATACAACATTTGATGTAAGTTATGGTATTGGTATAGCTATGGAAATACCAAAAGGATTTGTTGGGTTAGTATTCCCTCGTTCATCAATCAGAAAATATGAGTTAGCATTATCTAATTCAGTTGGTGTAATTGATAGTGGATATAGAGGTGAATTGCAAGCTACATTTAAGAAAACAAATGGATTGGATTCATTGGCCTACAAAGTGGGTGATAGAATTGCACAAATTATGATTATACCTTACCCTGAAGTTGAGTTTGAAGAAGCTGATGAGTTATCCGATACCGAAAGAGGTGATGGTGGATTTGGTTCAACCGGAAAATAATGATATCAGAAAAAGAATATACGGATAAGATTTTTATTTGGAAAGATAGAATTTTGGCTGAAGATAAGTTAGATTCAAAATGCTGTGATTCTTTAGCAAATAAAATTTTGGAATATGAAAATTATATCCTATCTTTAGGACCGGCTAATTATCCACAAACTCCACCAAACACAATAACAAGCAGACATGAGTATTATAATTTGCTTGAGTTTGATTGGGATGAGTTAAAAGAAGTTGAAGCTAAGATAATTGAAAATGCTTCTAAGATATTAGGTGGTAGTTCTTTTTATGTTAAGATGTGGGCTAACGTTTTTAGAAATGGTGAATGTATAACAAAACATATTCATCACCCTGAACCTGTTAGAGAAACTGATGAATTTAAAAACAATATATTCAAAACACTTTGCGGACATTTGTTTTTAAGGAATGATGTTGATTCTGATACAATATATCACTTTGATAGTGGTACACAAAATATAAAAAATGTAAAGGGCGATTTTCATTTCTTTTGTTGTGTAGTTCCACATGAAGTTTTACCATATGAAGGTACTGAAAGAATTGGATTGGCCTTTGATGTATATACTAATGATTTTTTTGAGGGTATTGGGATACCAACTCCCTTTGGGTTAAAATTAATAAAATAAAAATATGTTTGAATTTAAACAACAAGTCTCTGATAACTCATTATGGGTTGAAAAGTATAGACCTACTAAATTGGAAGATTATGTAGGTAATGAGCACCTTAAAGAAAAGGTTCAATTATACATTGATAGTGGTGATGTTCCACATCTTCTACTTTATGGAAGAGCTGGTACTGGAAAAACTACTTTAGCAAAAATGATTGTAAACTCAATCGAATGTGATTATCTTATTATAAACGCTTCCGATGAAAATGGTATTGATACTATTAGAGAGAAGATTAAGGGTTTTGCATCTTCTATGGGTTTTAAACCATTTAAAATTTTGATTTTGGATGAGGCTGATTATCTAACACCAAACGGTCAGGCAGCACTTCGTAATGTAATGGAAACGTTTTCAAAGCATTGCCGTTTTATTTTGACTTGTAACTATGTTGAAAAGATTATCGAACCAATTCAATCTCGTTGTCAAACTTTCCAAATCATTCCACCAACTAAAAAAGATGTTGCTATTCAAATTAGCAAAATTTTGAAGAATGAGAATATTAAGTTTGATGTGAAAGACTTAGTTCCAATTATTGATTCAGCATATCCTGATATCCGTAAGGTTATAAACACTTGTCAACACAATTCAATCAAAGGTGAATTAAAGGTAGATACTCAAAATCTTTTAGAGAATGACTACAAAATGAAAGTGTTAGATATTTTGAAATCTAAGGATGATAAGAGAAACAAATATATGAATATCAGGCAAGCTATTATTGATAGTAAAGCAACTGATTTCACCGAACTATACACTTTATTATACGATAAAGTAGAGGAATACGCACCAAACAACCCAACAGTTATTTTGTTAATTGCTGATGGATTGTATAAGTGTTCGATGAGTATCGATAAAGAGATTCCAACAGCAGCAACATTAATTAACATTTTAAACGAATTATAATATGGCAAATATTTTAGGAGCCGGTGGGCAACCAATCGGAGGACAACAAGAAGAAGTACAAATACCATTGGAAAAAACAACTCCAATTGGATGTAAAAAATGTGGTGGTGAAGTTTTTGTACAAGGTTTTGGATTTCGTAGAATTTCAAAATTACTATCCGGTAAACCAAAGGATGAAGTACTACCCGTAGAATTATTCCTTTGTGGAGATTGTGGTGATGTACTTAATGAATTATTACCTAAAGGTCTAAAAGTAGAAGAAGAATAGTATGGCTAAATCTTTATTTGACCATATCAAAGCAATTACCAATGAACAAGACCCTAAGTATTGGGATAAGTTAGAAGAAGGTGATAAAAAGACATGGAGTAACTATATGATACTCCGTTTTCTTTCTATGAACCCTGATTGGATTGTTTTAATATCAGAGTTACAACCAGCTCTTCAAGAACTTCCTCCAAAACTTTTATATAAAGCACTTACTAATGGATTAATTCCAAAAGGTAGGCATTTTTTAAAATATATGAAAGCATCCAAATCTGAAGAATATGAAGATTGGATTATTGAATTGGTTAAGAAGTATTATGAAGTTTCTTTAAAGGAAGCTGAAGAGTATTATCAAATTTTACATTTAACAAAAGAAGGTCACAAACAAATAAATTATATAGCTGAATCGTTTGGAACTGACCCTAAAAAAATAACGAAATTGAAGCTCAAATTTTAATTTGGAATATTCATATAAATTTCGTATATTTGATACATAAAATAAACTATGGCTAAAGTATCATTTTCGCAGTACTCAATGTGGAGTAGCTGTCCTCAACAATACAAATTAAATTATATAGATAAATTGGGTGAAAGTTCATCCAATATCCATACAATATTTGGTTCGGCTATGCACGAAACTATCCAACATTATCTTTCAGTTATGTATGGTGTTTCTAAAAAACAAGCTGATGAAATAAATATCGATAAACTCTTATTGGAAAGAATGAGAGAAAATTACAAAAGTGAGGTTGAGAAAATGACCGAAGGTACTCCTTGTGAGCAAATTGAATTGGAAGAATTTTATGGTGATGGTAGGAGAATATTACAATGGTTTGTAAAACATATTACAAAGTTCTACTCAAAATCAGGCTATGAGTTAGTTGGTATTGAGATTCCTTTGAACGCAACCATTAAAAATGGTGTACATTTTATTGGGTTCATAGATATCGTACTTAGAGATTTGGCTGAGAATTCAATTATCATTATTGACCTTAAAACATCAACTAATGGTTGGAATCAATATCAGAAGGCTGATAAGTTAAAAAACTCACAAATACTTCTTTACAAAAAGTACTATTCTGAATTGTTTAATATTCCACTTTCTAAGATAAAAGTAGAATATCAAATTCTTCGTAGAAAGTTACCAGAAGATTCACCATTCCCAATTCCACATATATCAAAGCACATTCCACCAAACGGAGCACCATCGGTGAATAAAGTATATG